GATTTGTCTGGTGGTCAAATGATTAAAAGAAAAACACCTGGACCAAATAGATATTATACATTTAGAGATAAAGAAGTAATAGAGTTTGGTCGAATAATTAAAGAAAACATTAATAGATATTTAAACATATATGAACACACTGTCTTACCAGAGGCACAATTATGTTTTGAGTATGCAACAAGACTATTTGGAGAAATGAATGATTTGGGAAAGATTAATTAAGTGTAAAGACGATATTGTAGAAATTTTAGATTTAACCTGTTCAGAATATAAAGAACCAGGTATGGAAAGATTTAACAATGAAGAATTTGGTTGGGTAAACAGAACTTGGAAAAATGAATATATTAGAAGAGCTCATGTTGATGTAGTTGATGTAAGAGAAAAAAAAGGTTTGTGGATGATGCATGTATGCCTCTTTCCTGAATTAACAAATGGTGGACCAATTTATGGGTTTGATGTTATTGCAGGAGAAAATAAAGTCACAGGTGCATTCCACGATTTTAGTCCTTTATTACAGAAAGACCACCCATTAACTAATTGGTTTTTAAATGAAACTAAGTGGTTTAAACCAAGTAAAGAGAGAGAACTGCCAGATTGGGCAAAAGCTATTTTTAGTGGTGGAATGATAGCCGCTGGTAATGTAAGAGATGAAAAAGAATTAAATCAGATTTGTACATTAGCGGTCGACAATCTGGCAAATTATATAGACAAGATTAGAAACCACGATGGTGAGGCAACAAGAGAAGATGTTATTAAAGCACAAAACTACTATTGTGAACATCAACAACAAAATCCTCATACACCAAGGGTAATGCAGTCATTAGGTCTACCGGAAGATGATATAAAGCTGTTTTGTCAGGATAATCTGTTCCCTAAGATATAATTATTCTTATAAATATACCAGAAAAGGGTATTAAATATGGCAATTCCAGCAACAAGAGAAACATTAAAACAGTATGCTTTAAGAGCGTTAGGTAAGCCTGTCATTGAAATTAATGTTGATGATGACCAGTTAGAAGATAGACTGGATGAGGCCTTACAATATTTCGCACAATATCACTATGACGGTATTCGTAGAACATACTTAAAATATCAATACACAAGTGGTGATAAAGCAAGAATCACTGGTAATTCATCCGAATCTGTAACTAAAAATTCAGTAACTACAGCGTGGAGTGAGGGCAATAATTTTTTAGTTGTGCCTGAAACAGTTGTATCAGTAATAAACATTTTTCCATTTTCAGATAAAGGTAACTTAAACTTATTTGATGTAAGATACCAATTAAGATTAAATGACTTGTATGATTTTTCATCTACAAGTGTTATTAATTATGATATTGTATTAAGACATTTGGATTTCTTAGACCATGTATTAGTAGGTGAAAAACCTCTAAGATTTAATCAACACGATAACAGACTATACATTGATATGGACTGGACTAATGATTTACAAGTCGGCGAATATCTTGTTATAGAGTGTTATAGAAAACTGGATCCAGAAACTTTTACAGATGTGTATAATGACATTTATCTAAAAAGATATGTAACAGCGTTATTTAAAAAACAATGGGGTGCTAACCTATCTAAGTTTGATGGTGTAGCAATGATTGGTGGTGTTACTTTAAATGGTAGACAAATTTATTCTGAAGCATTACAGGATATTGAAAAATTAGAAACAGAAATTAGAAGCACATTTGAATTAAATCCAGCAATGCTTATAGGATAAATGCAATGGCAGTTAATCACTATTTTCAAGGCGGCCGAGGGATTGGTAATGACGCCGAAAAAAGACTACACGAAGATTTAATTATCGAAGGCCTAAAAATATACGGCCAAGATATTTACTATTTACCTCGTACATTTGTTAATAGAGATTTAATATTAGGTGAAGATACATCTAGTAGGTTTGATGATTCATATTTACTTGAAATGTATTTTGAAACTAATGAAGGCTTTGCAGGTGAAAATGAAATCATTAATAAGTTTGGTTTAGAGATTAGAGATGATACTACTTTAGTTGTTTCTAAAAGAAGATTTGAAGAACATGTGGCTAATACTGCTACACTAACAGCAGTAGGCAGACCAAATGAAGGTGACATTTTATATGTGCCTTTAATGAAATCATTTTTTGAAATTTTATTTGTAGAAGACCAAGAGCCATTCTATCAACTTGGTAACTTACCTGTTTATAAATTAAAAGTAACTAGGTGGGAATATGCAAATGAACAACTTAATACAGGCCAAGAAATTATTGACCAAACTGAGGACAAATATACACTTGACCAATTACAGTATAAGTTTACTTTAGAATATGGACAAGAAGTATTGACAGGTGCAGGTTCAATTGTTTTAGAAGATTACCACGATTATGCAACAGGCCAACCTGCTTTATTATTAAATGAGGATTATGTTGAGGCTAATATACAAACACAATCGCCATACGCAGGTAACTTAGATTTAAATACAGAAGCTGGTTATGATACTTTATCAACAGCAGATGACATATTAGATTTCACAGAAAGAAATCCATTTGGGGAGATTGACGAATAATGTTTGGTACACACTTTTACAATCAAGGTTTAAGAAAGTTGACTATTGCATTTGGTCAAATCTTTAATAATATTATTATTCAAAATACAAGTAGCACAGGTGCTGTTACTAAAAGAATAAGAGTGCCTTTGGCATATGCACCAAAAGAAAAGTTTTTAGCAAGATTAGAACAACAGGCTAATTTACAAGAAGATAGAGAAGTTGCAATTACATTACCAAGATTAGGTTTTGAAATTACTGGTTTAGCTTATGATGCAAGTAGAAAAATTAATAAGATGCAAAAAACAGTAAGAGTAAAAGCAAATGAAGAAGGTAAGAAACTTAACTTTAACTATGCACCTGTACCTTATAATATTAACTTTAGTTTATATTCATTTACAGCTACTGCTGAAAATGGTTTACAGATTATAGAACAAATTTTACCATTCTTTCAACCTGAATATACTGTTACAATGAATGTTATACCTGAATTACAAATTAAAAGAGATATTCCTATTATTTTAAATACTGTAAATTATGAAGACACATACTCAGGTGATTTTACAAGAAGAAGAGCAGTTATCTATACTTTAAACTTTACTGCTAAAACATATCTATATGGACCAATGTCTAATTCAAGTGTGATTACAAGTGTTCAAGCAGATTTAGGTGCCGATACAGATGCACCTTTACAAAGAGAAGAAAGAATTATTACAGTACCTAGCCCAGCAAATGCTGATGCTGATGATGATTTTGGATTTACAACAACCATTTCTTTCTTTAATGATAGTAAGAGATATAATCCAGTGAGTGATACAGATGAGTAAATTAGAAGATAGTGTAAATGAAATTTTAGGTTTAGAAAAAACAGAAAACAAAATAGCAGTTGCTGATTTTGAACAACCTATTCCTGTTCCTAGAAAAATAGATGAAAAGAAAACAGATATAGATAATGACTATGATTATAGTAGAGAAAACTATTACAATCTAATTGAAAAAGGTCAACAAGCAATTGAAGGTATTTTAGATATTGCAAAAGAAGGCCAACATCCAAGAGCATACGAAGTTGCAGGTCAGTTAATTGGTCAAGTTGCACAAGTAACAGATAAATTACAAGACTTACAAAAGAAATTAAAAGATTTAAAAGAAGTTACAAAGAAGTCAGATACTAAAATACAAAATGCTTTATTTGTAGGTTCTACAGCAGAACTACAGAAAATGTTACAGGCGAAAAAAGATGAAACTATTGAAGGCAAAGTTACAGAGTCAAAAGAAGATAATACTGGAGATAAGTAAACTTCATTATATCAAATCTATGACACCATTACCTGAGTTATTAAATGGTGAAGAATTAGAAAATCCAATAGAAGTTAGAAAATATACTATTTCTCCTGTAGAAAGAAAAGGTGTTGGTGGCGTAACTTATGCTGAAAAAGAATACAGTGTATTTAGAGGTAGCCAAAGAGTACAAGCGGCTATACAATTAGGTTATACACACATAGAAGGAATTGAAATACAATGAGTACAGATGCATACTTAGGTAATCCTAATTTAAAAAAGGTTAACACACCTCAGGAGTTTACTGCTGAACAGATATTAGAATATCAAAAGTGTGCTGAAGACCCAATTTATTTTATGACCACTTACATCCGTATTGTGTCACTTGATGAAGGTCTTGTACCTTTTAAGATGTATGACTTTCAAAAACACATTGTAAGAACTATACACGATAATAGATTTACAATTTGTAAATTACCAAGACAGTCTGGTAAATCTACAACAACCATTTCATATCTATTACATTATGCATTATTTAATCCTAATTCTAATATTGCTATTCTTGCAAACAAATCATCTACTGCTAGAGATATTTTAGGTAGATTACAACTTGCATATGAAAACTTACCAAAATGGTTACAACAAGGTGTTATTAACTGGAACAAAGGTAACATTGAGTTAGAAAACAAATCAACCATTGTTGCGGCTGCCACATCATCAAGTGCTATTCGAGGTGGTTCTTATAATATTATTTTCTTAGATGAGTTTGCTTTCGTACCAGCTAATATTGCCGAAATGTTTTTTAGCTCTGTTTATCCTACAATTTCATCCGGTTCAAAAACTAAAATGATAATTGTATCTACACCTTACGGTATGAATCAGTTTTATAAACTAT